ACCTAGATACTTGTGGACATAGATATCCAATCCACCCACGGTGTACATTTCCGAAATAGTACGGTCAAAAAAGCGATAATCATTTGTGCGATTTGGGCGGTATAGACTGAGTCTTGGCATAGTGAAGTATTTATAGAAAATTTGGTTGACCAGAAATACCTAGTTTGCTATAATTAGCACTTAACAACAAAGGAGCCCACATGCTTACAGATGCACAAAGCAACCAAATTAATAATACTGAAGTGTACACTTTAGATTATGAGGCAGAAGCCCTGCAAAGTTACAAGGACACCGGCGAGGACTTAATGGACGAGCTGGAAGTTCGTGCAACTAATGTCATTTTGGAACAAACGGGCTGGGATGCTCGCGAGGATTTGGGCGGTATCACGGTGTACTTTAAAGATAATACTTTAGTAGCATTCTACGATTACGAGCAGTTTCGTGGCACTGTGTTCTAAAAACAACACATTTAGTAGTGATTGACAGTAAAATCAATCACTGCTATAATTATAAAGTATATCAAATATAGGAGCCCACATGATAGTAGCAACAAAATCTATAAAATTGTTAAACCCACGTAGTGCAGATACCAATGTCATGGGTCCAGAACCCACCTGGAAAGTCCAGCCCATTGACAATCGGTTTAGTGCACTGAGCAAGGCTTTCTCTTGGTACAACTATTTTTACGGCAAAAAAGATGCTCGTGACATGATTGTGAACTATCTAGAACTGCATGAACGTAAAGCTGATGTCAGACTCTTGCGTGGAGTGCCAGATTCAGCAATTCGACTCACAACAGGATGGCTGTGCCGCATGAGCATGGTGGGACTAGAGCTCACGGATCATGAACAGATCAAATTAGACAACTTGCTCAAAGAACTGTTGGCTTCAAAACAAGTTGAAATTGCAGAAGAAGTACCAGTGGACGACACTGTGCCCAGAATTACAATTCAAGATCGCTTGCGTGAAAAGGTAAGCGAGTGTGCAGGTGAACTAGACGGGTTGTTTGACGATTTCATTGCGTCCGGAGCCAAACTCACGGCAGACTACAAACCTGTGGTGCTCATGCGTAGCCTAAACATTGCCCCACAAATGGTGAACGACATCAAACAAATTTGGACTCGCAAGTTAACAGAGTTTGATGAGGCAGTAGCAGGCAAAGATCCAGACTTGGCACAGGGCTACAATTACTTGAGCAAAATACAGTTAAAGAATTGTGTAAAGTTCTGTGAGCTCGTGATCTCGGACTGTGGTGCCTATGTACAGATTAAAAAGGTTGAGCGTAAACCCCGCAAAGTCCGGGCAGTGCCACCTGAGAAACGTGCCGCAAAGTTCAAACATATCATGGAATTTGCAGAACTCAAACTCAAAGGGTTACCTGCCGCAAGTTTGGTAGACAAAGCAGAAGCCTGGTTGTACGACACCAAGAAACGCAAGCTGATCCACCTTGTTGCTGACAGCCATACACAGGCATTTACTGTAAAGTCCAATTCAATAATTGGGTTTAGCACAGTAGAAAGCCAGCAAAAAACTCTACGTAAACCAGCAGATGTGCTCAAAGCAATGGGAGCCGCAGGTAAGCCAGCCGCAAGGAAGATCTACAAGGACTTGACCACTACAGAAACACCGTTTAACGGACGTGGCACAGAGAACTTGATCATCTTAAAGAGTTGGTAAATATGGGGGACTGGAGCCCCCATGGCAGACGATACATTAGACCCTCTTAAAAAACAACTGATAGAATACGTGCAACTCCAACTTGGTGATCAAATTGTTGACATCGAGTTGGACCCTGCTCACTACGAAGCCGCATATCAGAAAACTCTAGGCACTTACCGCCAACGTGCGCAAAATGCCTATGAAGAAAGCTACAGCTTTTTACAGTTACAACAAAACGTCAACGTCTACACACTACCACAAGAAGTTGTACAGCTTCGGCAGATTTTCCGTAGAACCATAGGCACAACTGGATCAGGCGGGTACTCATTTGACCCATTTGGTGCTGCCGCTATGAACGTTTATTTGTTGAATTTTAATTCGGCTTCTGGTGGCCTGGCCACGTATGACTTCTATCAACAGTATGTAGAGCTGGCCGCACGTATGTTTGGTGGCTATATCAACTACACTTGGAATCCAGTGACCAAAAAAGTACAGTTGATTCGTGACCCGCGTGGTAATGAAGAAGTTGTATTGCTGTGGACTTACAATCTCAAACCTGAAATTACCTTGCTAGCTGATTTTCAGATTAGTCAGTGGTTCCGTGATTTCATGGTGGGTGCCGCCAAATACATTATTGGTGAGGCACGTGAAAAGTTTGGCACCATTGCCGGACCCCAAGGTGGTGGCACACTAAACGGAGCCCAAATGAAAACTGAAGGTCAGATCATGATGGACAAGGGTATTGAAGATCTCAAACTCTATGTAGACGGAAGCCAACCGCTGACATTTGTTATTGGCTAATGAAAACATTAATTGTTGGGTGTAGTTTTTTATCAACCCTGGCTGACAACACAGGATCTTGGAAGTTAGATCAAGATAGATATTTGATAGCGGCAACTGCCGGATCTGGCAATCAATCCATGACGTCCCGGATGATTTTTGAATGTGCACAACAACCATTTGAGGAAGTTATTGTTGTCTGGAGCGGGATAAATCGCATAGACGTTTCAATCCCATCAATTTTACACGAAACACAACCCAAGAGATCCGAGCATGACTATGAATATAGTTTTACTAATTCTGTTGGTAACCAGACATGGTATCACAGTGGTGGCCTAGCTGGATCCTGGACACAGGAAAAGTCGTGCCCTGAGTTCATAAAAAATTGGTTTAAAATACAGCACCTCTGTGGCGATACTCCATATCTTAGGGATCAAAGTTTAATCAGCATCATCAATGCACAATCTTTTTTAGAATCCCGAAACATTAAATATCGCATGGCCTTTGCCTATGATGTGTTTGGTAATACAGATCCAACACACGAACATTTTTTTGGTAAGCTTGATGAATCTTACAGTACCTATCAAAATTTAATAAACTGGGATCGTATAGATACTGATCACACCCTATTTGAATGGGCACATACCGAGCCAAGCAGAATAGAGGATGATAAATTTCATGTCACCAAGGATGCAGTGCGCCAATGGTTTGATCTTGTTTTCAATATCGACCTTGTTGAAATGCCACTAGACAACCTGTAAACTACTTGTTATAATTACCAAATGAAAACATTAATTGTTGGGTGTAGTTTTGTAGCAAACATTTGCGTTGACACACCAGGCGATCTGGTACCAAGAATAAACCAACAACGATTTGATGCTCGTGGTACCAGCGGAGCCGGCAATCAAAGCATTGCCGCCCGGGTAATTTATGAATGCTCACTACAGCAATACCAACAAGTTGTGGTACTATGGTCGGGTATCAACAGACTTGATTATCCCATTGGCGTACATTTACACGATGTACAACCTTGTGATTTTGATGGAAACAAGTTGTATCCCTACTATACAGAAATGGGACGAATGGCCTGGTACCACAGTGGGGGATATCGACTTGGGTACGAAGGCGACACATGCCCAGACTTTTTAAAAAATTGGTTCACTCAACAGTACAAGTCAGGTGGCAGACGATACTTTTCTGAACTCACATTGATGAGTATTATTCAAACTCAAGGTTTTTTAAAATCTATAAACATGCCTTGTCAAATGAGTTTTATATACGATGTGCACAGTGACTACAGCAAAACAGCAATTGAGCCAGGATGCGGACAAATAGTAACATCTAGCCCGTTGTACAAACTGGTAGACTGGAATCAATTCACTGCCCAAATACCACCATATGAATTTGCTCAATCTCGAAATGAACTAGCTGATGAATTCCATCCACGCTTTGCAACCATGATTGAGTGGTTTAAAACTCAATTGGATATTGATTTAATAAGTTGATTGTGTTATAATAACTAATCAAATGCAAATCAATTGCCTATCTAACCCCAACAACGAGTCTCGAGACATGGTAGTGGTCACAGTCCCTTGGACTGATTCTGCTATTCCTCTCATGGCGCCGGCTGTGCTAAAACCCATAGTAGAAAAAGCAGGCATGACTTGCATTGCAGTTGATCTCAATGCTGAAATATATCACATGACCAAGAGCCATGCACACCGTGATGCATTGATTCGATTCTTTTTTGATGAATATATTGATGCCGATATTGAGCCTTGGCTTGAAGATATGTTTGCCAGCACAGCACAAGCCATTGCAAGCTGGCGTCCACGAGTTGTTGGATTAAGCTTGTTTAGCTATGTTTGTCAACACACTGCAAAGTGGTTGGCATACTACATCAGGCGCATTGATCCCAGTATCAAGATTGTGATAGGTGGTGCTGGTTGTTTGAATACGTTCACAGGGCCGTCAGATTATGTGCAAGATTTACTAGCACAGCAACTGATTGACTATCACATTCGTGGCGATGGTGAAAATGCGCTTTATGAGTTGCTCAAGGGCAATGATCAGTTTGCAGGTATCAATTCACTAGAGTGGAAAGAACTTGACCGGGATGAACTGGCCAAATTACCCTTGCCTGATTATTCAAGTTACAATTTTGAATTGTACGAAAAAAAGGCACTACCACTGGTGGGCAGTCGGGGCTGTGTAAGGCAGTGCACCTTTTGTGATTACATTGCCAACTGGAAAAAATTTCAATGGCGCACTGCTGATGATATCTTTCATGAAATGCAAGTGCAGTATCAACGCTATGGCATTAGATATTTCAAATTCCAAGATAGCCTTACCAATGGCAATATGAAAGAGTTTACTCGTCTCATGCACATGATGAGTGAGTACAACACGGCCAATCCTGCACACAGCTTTCAATGGTCGGGATATTTTATTTTTAGAGATATCACTCCCAGTAGTGAGCGTGAGTGGCAGATGATTGCCGAAAGCGGCGCAGAAAATCTTGTGGTAGGCATTGAGAATTTAAATGAACATATTCGTTTTGCTATCGGCAAAAAGTTTTCAAATGAATCAATAGATTTTCATTTAGCACAGGCCAAAAAATACAAAATACAAATACAAATGTTGAACATTGTTGGTTATATCAACGAGACTCAACAAGATATTGAGTTTGCAAAAACATGGCTGAGAACCCACACTGAATATCAAGATATACTGTTCATTCAATGGGGCGGCACCCTGGGAATTTTCCCCAACACCTACCTAGACAACAACGCAGATGCTCTGGGCATTGTCAAAATAAATCGTCACCCGCAGTCATGGGTTAACCCAACAAACGGAAGCACTCCGTTGTTGCGATCAAATTGGGTAAAAGAACTAAATGCCCTTAGTGCTGAGTTAGGGTATCGTGTGGCAGATAATCTAGACAATCACTTTTTGCTTGAGACCTTGATCAATGCATAATTTTTCACAATGCAACATTGCACTTGATTTTGAGTTTGGCGCAACCAATGGCAAGTACATGCATCTTGCAGTAAATGATGTTGCAGTAACTCCTGATTGCCCACATGTTGATCTAGCAATAACTTTGCCTAACACCATACAATTGACTTTGAGCAACAAAGGCGCTAACGATACCATTGTTGATGCTCATGGTAATATTGTACAGGATTGTTACGTTAAACTTACAGCAATTGCCATTGATGGATTCAAGATCAATGAAAAGTTCTTGCATCAAAAAGTTGTTATTAATACCCAAGATGGGCAAACTATCACAACCAACTATTTTGGTTTCAATGGCAATGTGGATTTAATTTTGGATAGAAAAACTGTACTGTCTCAGTGTCTTTATCTAAATCTTTGACTTAGCAACAGCTCTGTGTTATAATACTCGCATGGACATCATGATAGATATTGAAACTTGCGGTACTGGCCCAGAAGCTTGTATTCTTACAATTGCGGCACAGTGTTTTAATCCGCTTGAGCGTGGAGATTTTGCGTCCATGCAAAATTACTATGCCAGAGTAGATCCCGACAGCCAGCCTGATCGCAGAGTACAAGATGACACAATAGCATGGTGGGCTACTCAACCTCCAGAGGCACAAGAAGAAGCATTTGGTGAAGAGGGCAGAATTCCCTTGGAACAGGCACTCCGGGAACTGGCCAAATATATTTGGCATAGCAAACGTTTTTGGGCCAACGGTCCCACATTTGACGCCAACATCCTAGAGCATGCTTACAAGAGCTATAACATTGCCTTGCCCTGGCAATTCTATGTGGTACGAGATGCCCGCACAGTTTACAGCCTGTGTCCTAGCTTGGAAAAATACCCAGCCAGTCATCATGCGTTAGAGGATTGCCGTAGACAGATCTTGTTGTTGTGGGACACCCTAGAATATTTAAACATCAAGGAACTGGTATGATCATTGGAATTTGTGGATTTATCGGTTCAGGAAAAGACACTGTAGCAGACTATCTAGTAAACGTTCACGAATTTCGCAGAGAAAGTTTTGCTGGCACATTAAAGGATGCAGTGGCACAAGTGTTTGGCTGGGATAGAACCATGCTTGAAGGACGTACAAAACAAAGTCGTGAATGGCGAGAACAACAAGACGCCTGGTGGACCAAAAGATTAGGCACGCCGATTACCCCTCGTTTTATTTTGCAACACTGGGGTACAAATGTACTTCGACAGCATTTTCACGATGATATTTGGATTGCTAGCTTGGAGAATAAGTTACGCAACAGCCAAGATAATGTGGTCATCAGCGACTGTAGATTCCCCAATGAGATTCACGGACTTAAAGAATCCGGGGGATTTGTAATTCGAGTTGCTCGGGGAGAAGAGCCTTGGTGGTATGATATTGCAGTCAACGCCAATCAAGGTAATTTAGATGCTCAACACGTATTGGCATCGCACAATGTGCATGCCAGTGAAACTAGCTGGGTTGGAACTGAGTTTAATTATGTACTAGATAACAACGGAACTCTAGAAGCATTGTTTACACAGATCAATAATCTGGTTCAAGATCTCCGCGACGCCAGGGCAAATCCAGCTTGGTAATTGCTACACAGCAGTTTTGACACACAGTTTTGAGATTATGCAACTCTGTGTTGTGTAAATTGCCATCTACATGATACACCAACAGCTGAGCCGAATGTTGGGAACGAAAGCCACAGCGATCGCAAGTGGCTTTTTTCTTGTACCCTGCTGTTTTCCATCTTGGTACAGGACTGGGTACTTTCCTGCCACGTCGTAGACAAGCTTCGCACAGTCGTCGATAATACACTTTTCCATATTTGTGATAAGCCACTGCTCGTGGTCTCTGTGAACAATTCAGGCATAAAGGTCGTGTTGGCATCATCTATTTAACATAAACCTATATATAGGGATTCGTAACCAGCCTTCTTTTGCCTATTTCCATAAATATCTATAACAAATTTTTACAAGGATGCAAAAATGGCACTAGTATCTCCCGGCGTAGAAGTAACCATCATTGATGAGTCAAACTACATTCCAGCCGCAACCAACTCGGTACCCTACATTCTGCTTGCTACGGCACAGAATAAAATTTCTGGAACTGGCTTAACAGTGGCTCCGGGAACTTTGGCTGTTAACGCAGGCAAAGTGTATCTCATAACCAGCCAGCGAGATCTGGCAGCTACGTTTGGCAATCCGTTTTTCTACAAAACGTCTGCTGGAACGCCTATTAATGGTTATGAACTCAACGAATACGGCCTATTGGCAGCTAACTCAGTGTTAGGTGTTTCTAATCGTGCTTATATTCAACGAGCCGATGTTGATCTAGCAGAGCTTACTGCCAGTTTGGTACGCCCCTTGGGCTCGCCAACTGATGGTACTTATTGGTTAGACACCACTGACACAGCCTGGGGTATTTTACAATGGAGCGCAACTACTGGTGCGTTCACTGCACAAACTCCAATTGTGATCACATCAACTACACAATTGTCAGGCGGAATTCCAGCTACTAGCGTGGGTCCAATTGGATCGTACGCTGTGGTCGCCACAAGCGCCAGCAACCCAATTTACTACAAAAACTCCAGCAACGCCTGGGTATTAGTTGGATCAGATGCATGGAAACTTTCTTGGCCCACAATCCAAGGTACAGAGTCTGTAACTGGCACATTGACAGCTGGTAACCAAATTATAATTAATGGAACACCTGTAACTGTTCCTATTAGCCCTAACAACACAGTAACTGGTCTTGCTACTGCCATCAACAATCAAAACATTGCTGGTGTCACAGCCGGTGTTGACTCAAGCGACCGCTTGGTAATTTACGGTGACAGCGAAGCTACCAGCGATGGTTCCACTGC